TGTTAGAGTTAAAAAATATAATGCACGCACGAGAAGATGACTTCATCTTTGGTGGAAAAAATCCAGTATGCAGACACGCAATAAGACGTGCGATGTACAAGTATGCAAGTATTGCTGGAGTACATAAGATAACTCCGCATGGTATTAGACACTCGAATGCAAGTTGGCTCATTCAAACAGTTGAAACTATCGAAGATGTGAAAGTTATCTCGAACAGGCTTGGGCACTCAAGCACACAAATGACACTCGACACATACTCACACGTATTACAGTCACGTGAGAACGATATGATTAGCATACTTGGTTCTCGTACTCGTGAGAGAAAAAATACTCAAAAAATCTGAAAAGAGATGGAATTTGGCGAAAAATCATTTCATAAGATTTCATAAATAACTATGTTAATGTCAAAAAACGGTTGATTTGAAAAGACACGAAATGAACTGTTAAGCTCCCGCCAGCTGCTCCATCTGAAAATAAGGTAGATATAATCTACCTTTTTTCTTTGTTTATATACTTGTGAGAGAAATTTGACATAAATTTGGGGTAAAAAAGAAAAAGCGACCGATGAAAATTTTCGATCGCTTGTGCTTAAGCATACACTACTTGAGTATATACTTACGTAGCTACTTACGTATATTTTATCCTGCAAAATCTTCCCAGTAATCAAGTGAGGAGAGACCATAGGATATGGAGGTTAGACCAAGTTCCTCAAGGATATGTTTAACCACGTCCTCAGCAGAGAAACAATCGTCCTCAATCAATCCTCCGTCAATCTCTAAGCGTGTGTCTCCGTTGAGGTAGTAATAATCATACCCACCTTCGCTATAATCTTGCACGTAGAGGTAATTCCCATTCGAGAGTTCGTACAATTGTTCGCCTATTTGATACATATATGCTCCTTCCTATGCTTGAGTACGTAAGCACGAGACTTCCTGAATGTACGCAACCAAATTACGCCCATTCTTTGGTTCCAAGTGGTTGTCTTTGCACCACTGGATGTAGAATCTGATTTGTTCAGCTAATGTAAGTCGTTCCATTGTTGATTCCCCCTTAAAATTTGATTGATTCCTGAATCGAACCATTGTTTATGTTGTAGATTGCGACTGATTTGAGTCCGTGGATGAAGTTTTCATCATCATCCAGGCAATGTTCGTACATAAATTTGTCTGCATCATCTGTAATGTAGATGTCATATGCGTTGTCCCACACTTCCACGACCACATAATTCGTGTTGACGTCATCAAATGCGTCCATATAAACGTGTGAATTGAATGCATTAGCACCATAACGTGTACCAATTGCTGTTAAGATGTTGATAAGTTGTAAAGTTTTCATAATTTTCTCCATTTCTTTATTAAATTTCTTTTCTCTCGAGTATGCCCTTAATCGAGCATACCCAAGAGTTCTGATTTCGCTAATTCGAGTTCACTGTCAATGTCTCGATCGCCTGTGCTTGAGCAGTCGTTTACATATGTCTGCTTAGGTACAACGTAGCTCATATTCGAGTAATAGATACCGTTGTCTTTAATCCAGTTACCAACGAGAGCACAATATCCAGTTTTGGATAAGATAGCGAGTTTGTTAGGGTATCCACCACCGAGTAATCTATTGATTAAGCGTACCTTTTCAGGTTTCTTTGACCAGTAATGGTTGTCATGAATGATATCGACCAGATATTCACTAATGAAGGTCATGGTATCATTGCGGTCTTTTACGCCATATTCAGATGTGAGTGAGATAATGCCATTGTGTGCAACACCCATTTCGCATTCGTTTGTGAGTTTACGCATATCAGCATAATCACGAGTGAGTGGATATGGATGAGTGAGCATAGGTTGTGCTCCACCCTGTGTTTGAATACGGAAGTGGTAGACTATGGAATAATCCTTGTCATTAAGTCCTTCAAAGAAGGTCTTATATGCCTTTTCAAAGTCTTTATATTTCATAAATCCCTTGCGAATAACGACTAAGTCGTTGATGGCTACCATAAATCCAGCTCCATCTGGATTTCTCTTAAAGCATTGCTTAAGAGTTTCGAATGTTGGTGCAGGTGTTCCTGCTGGTTTGAATACTGCGATACACATATATATGTCCTCCTGTGCTTAAGTGCTCAAGCGTTATGCTGCTGCTTGAGCAAGAGCGATACCACGATTTTCGGCAGCAATGGTATTTAAGAATGCTCCGTTTTTTCTCCAGTAGTTCATAGTTTCACTTGGAACTAACTTGAAGAGTTTACCCATACAATAGATTTTTTCGAACTTAACGTTCTTTAAGTTTTCAACGATACCTAAGACAAGTCTTAAATAGTGTTTGATTTTGTCTGCATCGTTTGTGGACTTGCCAATGCGAAGTTCAATTGTATTGCCAGAACTGATAAGTGCTTCTCCGTGTGAAGAACTGAATGCGTACCATTCGCAACCTTGTTGTGCTGCGAGTACGTTAGTTCTCATACGTTCAATTTGGTCGAGTGAATAGAAGTTGCACCAGTTCATTTCATTTGGTCTACGACCACTAATCTTTAACCAGTCGTTTTCGTATGCTTTAAGAACGTATTGCAATTTCAAGAAATTGAGAGCTTGTTCTCTTGAGGTTTCGCCTAACCACGCTTTGCTTAAATGTACGTGGAAACCTACGCAAGGAATACTTTCGTCATTGCCCATCAACTTAAGTTGGTCGGTCAATATGTTCCAGTCGAAGTTATACATTGACTGCTTTGTGAAAATGTTACTAACAAACTCCGCTGCGACAGTACAGTCTTGTTCGCAGAAGAAGTGTCTATTACGAGTGCGATCGCCAGCTATTGCGTAAAATGCTGGTGTAGCTTTAATCTTGCCTGAGCGAGTTCTGTAAGAACGAGAACGAGAATTGAACTCCATTTCGAGACCGACACCTTTAACATTTGTTAAATCGAAGGTTTCACCTGGAGCATTGATTACTGAAACTCTGCCGTGAGAGTGGTGATATGGATGTTGAGAGATTTCTCTCACTCCGCTGTTTTTGTTCTCTTCACGAGCAATGCAAGTAGCACATAATCTGGTTGTGCCATCATAAACGCTTGCTCCAGTACGACAGTCTTGTGGGCTTACCCAAGCACCACATCTGTCACATTTACGGAACCCTAAGGTTCTCATAAGGTGTTCTTCAGCACTGCTGGAGTGGTCACGGCAACCATATTCGACTGGTGTATCAAAATTGTCGAATTGAAACACATAAATTGTGTTTACTGTAAGGTTATCCGTAGGATAGTTTCTGTCGCTCATATCTTCAGCGAGACAGTGTGTAGGAAGTTCTTGTGCATTATTCACGATAACTTCAAGACTTGATTTAGCAACTATGTCTAAATCTTCCACTTTGTGGAACGTTGCGAAAACTTCGTGGTTTTCATTGAGTGTTGTAATTACTACGTAATTTTTCATTGTCAATTTTCTCCTTTTCGGTTCTACCGATTTTTTTGACACCTACATTTTCGTACCAAAAAATCACGCAGCTCGCCAATTGCTTCCTGGCGGCACACATTAAATGCTTTGCATAAGCAAAACTTCGAATTAAGTTTTTGTTGACACCGCTGTTTTTTCCTGCCTGCTTAAGCACATCGCTTGTATATATTCGTAGGGCTGTGTTTATTACTAACAATTACCACCAAAATAAATATATTCTCTTGTGAAATTATTCTTTACTTCTCTTAGTTCAAAAGTCTTTCAAAAAGTCATTGTTTCAGTCTTTCAAACATTACTAAAGTAAGTCGTTAATTCAGTCTGTCGTTAAGTCTATAAGTCACGAAATATCACGAAAAAACTATCATATTTGCATTATGCTCTGTGAAGTTTGGCACGATATTTTTCTTCACATTTCACCACTTAAACGATCATTAAGCTGACCACAAAGAAGCTCGTTTAATTTATGTCACAACAACACTTTGAGAGAAAATTGTTTAGATTTTATCGTAGATAACATTAAAAGTGGAGCAGTTTGTATGAACTATAACATAGGGTTTCACTACAAAGTAGTGGGTATGATATGAAAACTCATAGGCAGAAAGCCCCCTCCCCTTATCCCCCTTTTACCTGGGGGTGCGTTTTATATACATCATGGCTTATAGATATAAAAGTCAGATTTACTTACTATTTCACAGAATTTCGTATGTACATACGTACGCTCTAATAATCTTGATTTATAACTCTATGTAGTAATGTTACTCAAAGTGAATCAATTAAGGTGTGTGTTTTCATCTTAAAAAATTTACGTGTGTTGGAATTACATAAAAACGAAATCGAAAAAATAAAATTTTGGAAAATTACACTCATTTCATCATATTTCAGTAGTGTTTTGGTAAATAAAGTAGATTTTGAGTAGATTATTTTTCTTTTGGTTTGTGTATTTTAGGGGTGAGGAAATTATGGACAACATTTTGATTGAAATGATGCCAGAGTGCGAAAAAGCACGCTTCGAAGGGGCGAAGTACTCCAAGAAGGGCAAACTCGATGCTGGGGCGGCTCAAAGTGCCCTTGCTCTTTTGCTTACTGGCGAGTTCACGATGGCAGATGGTACTGTGCTCACGCCACAAGACTTAATCAATATGAAAACTATTGGATATGTTCTTGCTAATCCATCGCCACAAAACACAAAAGCACTCTATGAAACTGCTGGTATTGCTGCTCCAAAGAGTGTCGATGTGACATCAAAAGGAAGACCTATTGACAAATTCCTCGAGGAACTATCTATCAAGCAAGATGGAGAAGCAAGTTAGGAACTTCTCGATTTATGTGCCTGATTCGTTAGGTCATAAACACGAGATACGAGTTCTCGACTTCATTCAAAACTTCTTATATATCCGACCTGCTCCAAGGGAAGAAATGAACGAAGTGTTGGACGGAGCCGAAGATCAACCACTTATTTTATTCAAGTTAAATCCTCAACAGTTAAGATTCTACTTACAAATCGAGGATGACTGGAAACACTATCGACCAGTTAGGTACATAGTGTTAAAGGCAAGACAGATAGGTTTCTCTACCTTAATTGCAGCAATTATCTTTACGTTAACGATATATTCCCCATACCGAGAGTCGCTCATTATCTCAGATAAAGATGACCACACGAAGAGAATCTTCGAAATGTATCAAAGATTCTATGACCATCTACCTGAGGAATTAAGACCGACACAAGCGGTAGGGCGTAAGGGTAATATGCTTTCCACCACTAATGAATCGACAGTTTCCGTTGAAACAGTGTCAGAGGACTTAGCGAGAGGTTCTACACTTCTTGCGGCACACGCTTCCGAGTTCGCAATGTGGAAGAAGCAAAAGGAAGCAATGGCATCTTTGAACTCTGCAGTTCACTTGTCGCCAAACACTTTACTCTTTATTGAGAGTACCGCCCAAGGTATGAACTACTTTAGGGACTTATTCATGCCAGCATATGCAGGTACGAGTAAAGCACTTAAAGGTTGGTTTGAACCTTGGTATCGAAATGCAAGGTATCAACTTCCTTATAGTGGAGAAGAACTACAACGTTTCGGTGATTATGGTGACGAAGTTAAACTTCTTGAAGAATATGCCCACGATGGCATGACTAAAGAAGGACTTATGTGGCGAAGAGCTCAAATCGATGCAATGGGTATGGATATGTTCCATCAAGAGTATCCTACCTATCCAGATGAGGCGTTCCTTACTACTGGTTATTCAATCTTCAATGCGATGAAAGTCCAAAAGAGATTAGAAGAAGTTAGAAGAGATGTCACATATGTGAGAAAAGGTCATTTCGAATATAAAGAGATTCATTCTCCTGATGATAGACACATTAGTGTCACAAATGTCAAATTCGTAGATGATCCAACTGGCGATGTCATTATCTATGAAGAACCGTTTCCAGGGTATCCGTATGTACTTGGGGTTGATCCTTCAAGTGCTCACGGACTCGACTACAACAGTGGTCAGGTCATAAGACACGATGGCAATTGCCGAAAGCAGGTAGCAAAGTTCCGTAGGCAAAATATGGATCCTGATATGCTCGGTATTTATATGTACTGCCTTGGAACTTACTACAACACAGCACTTATTGCTGTTGAAAATAACCGAGGTCAATCGACTAACAAGACTCTCGCCAAATGTGGTTATAGAAAAATCTTCGTTGGTCAAGACACACAAGGTTATGAAGAAGATGTCTTGAGTAAATATGGTATTTCAACTCAAGGCAGTAACAAAGAGGACATGATTAACACTCTTAAGTCAAGGTTCAGAGAACATCCTGAAGAGATAGTTGATGATAACACTCTTAATGAAATGCTTACTTATGCAGTACTTGATATAGGTAAGACTGGTAGATACATCATGGGTGCACTCCAAGGGTGTCACGATGATGATGTGATGTCACTTGTTATGGCACACGCAGCCGCACTTACTAATCAACAAACTACTGTTATCAATAAAGAAGAAGCCAAAAAGCAAGCACTTCCTTGGCAACTTCAAGAAAACAAACCAAAAACTACTGGGAGGAGCATATGGTCAAGGTCAATCGTATCGTAATTACCAAAAAAGAGGAAAAAGCACTTAAAACTCTTTCTCGACTTTTTGAAATTATGGGTGTCGATTTAGACTCACTTACCGAAAAAGTTATCTCCCAAGAAAAAGAAATTGAGTCTCTTAATAAGGAAATTATTGTCTTAAAAGATGAACTTAAGTCTTCTAAAGAAGAAAATATCAAATTTATTAAAGATTCAATGTCTCAAATATACCTCAACGTTCAAAAAGCAAATAAAGAAGTTGGCGTTAACAACAAACCTGGATTTTCATTCGAAGGAAAGAAGATAAATGAAGAGTACTAAGGAAAAGAAAGTAGAAAAATTGTCGAGAGAACAATTAGAAAAACAAACCTCATATGATTATGAGTGTTTTGAACGCCACCGCCAGTATATGGAGAAAAAGGGTTATGAATCCTGTATTCCTGAATGGTGGGCAATGTACGAAGGTCGCCAAACTCCAAAAGATTATGATCCAGAACTTCCACGAGCAACTGAAAACATAACTGCTTGGGTTGTCGATTCTCAACACGCTACTTTACTTGGTACTACTGTATCTCTTAACTTCACTTGCTTTGATAAAGAGTATTCAACTGATGGACTTAAAAAGTTCGATGAATACGTACAAAAAGCAATTAAGATGGAAGAAAAAATGGACGAAGTTGTCCTTGATGGCGAAGTCTCTTCAACTGGTCTTTTATACCACTATTGGAGTGATGATATTCTCACTTTCAAAGGTAATCAAAAGGGTTCTATGGGACTTGATACCATCGCACTTGAAGATTTCTTCTGTTCAAATCCACGTTTAAGAGATATTCAAAGACAAAAATATGTCGGTTTCAGACATAGGGCAGAAGTTAAAGCTGTCCGTGCGACAGTAGATAAATCACTTAAGAACTATGAAGAAGTTATTAAATCTATCGTTCCTGATGATTATCTATCTGAACAAACTAAATATGATGCTAATGATACTGAATTTGAAGCAGGCGGATGCACTCTTTATACAAGATTCTTCCGTATAGATGGTGAAGTTTATTGGACTCGTTCAACTAAAAATGTCCAAATTACACAACCTACACCACTTAATCCTGACATTATATCTAAGAAGTTAAAACTCAAAAAAGAGTATGAAGAACTTGGTTATGCTCCAGATGATGAAGAAATTTACGAACTTGATCCTGAAGTACCAAACTTCCAAGATGAGAAACTTGAAAAAGCAACTGATGAATCTCATATTCAAGCAAAAGACAAGATGATGCTCTACCCAATCGCAATTCTTGTACTTCGTAAGAGAAGAAATTGCTTGTATGGTCGTTCAGTAGTTGAAGATGTCTATGATAACCAAAAACTTGTCAACTTTATGACAGCAATGGTTGCTAAAGAAATTCAAGATACTGCTTGGGCAACAATTATTGCAAAAGAAGGTGCTCTAAACGGACAAGTTTGGACTGGTCAACCAGGTGGCATGATTGTTGACTACACTCCAGGTCAAGGATTTGGATTCAAACGACTTGAAGGTAACCAACTCAATGCTCAAGTAATGAACTACGTATCTACAATCATTGATATTACTAAGATGATTACTGGTACTAATGAATTAGTTGATTCTTCTTCTAACTTAAAAGATGTTACTGCGTACGCATTACAAATCTTAGAAGAACAAAGAAATAAAAAGATTGAAGCATTACAAAATAGACTTTGGAGATTCAGAGTCGATTGTGCAAATATCAGACTTCAATTCTATAAACACTACTACCCAGAGTCATATTACATCTATGACTTAACCGATGCCGAACTTCAAGATGAACAACAACTCTATGAGAAAGCACTCAAGAGTGATGAAATGATTCAACTTCCTGATGGCACTCAAATGCCAGCAAAAGAAGCGGCACTCCAAAAGGGTGAACCTACCAAGACACAACGTAGAAAACTTGATCCAAAGAAAGAACTTCTTGGTCATTACTTCGATATCGTATGTGAACCTGGTAAAGGTACTAAGTACTCCGAGATTATCGATACTGACTTAATCAATAACTTATTCCTTAATGGTGGTTATGAAAAGATGTCTGCCGATAGTTTCGAAATGTGGCTCAATCTTAACCCACTTATGTCTGAGTCAAGAAAAGCTGACATTCGTGTACTTATTCAAAAACAAAGACAATCAGAAAATGCCCAACTTAAATCTCAAATTCAAGAAATGGGCGGTATGCTCCAAATGGCGCTATCAAGAGTCAAACAACTTGAAACTGTCGTTCAACAAAAAGATGCATCTGCTAAATCTATGGAGAAATCATTCAAAGATTCTCTTGGAGCAGCTAAAGAAATGGTTGCAAATCGTGATGAAGTCATTAAACAACTTCAAGGAAAACAAGGTGGTTCTCGCCTACCATCAGCAGAAGAAATGGCAAAAGAAGATTAAATCCTTGCATAAAGGTTTAATAAAAATTCGCACCCACGCAGCGTAAATGTGGAGTCACTACCATTGTAGTGGTCTGGAAAGGACAAAAATGGAAGAAAACAAAAATTTAACCCCTGGTACTGAAGAGCAAAAAGCCCAAGAGAACGTGGCAGAACAACAAGCTCAAGAAGGTGCTGGGACTCAACCTAATTCCTCTACCCCATCTAAAGAGGAAAACAAACAAGAATCCAATACTTCTACTGAAGACGGTTCTAAAAAACCTGAGGGACAAAGTAAACAAGAAAATTCAAAGTTTGCTAAAGAGAGACACGAGCGAGATATCAAGAAAGCTAAAGCTGCAGGTGATGCTGAAGGATACAAACGTGCTCGTATCAAATCTGTTGGTGGGAAAAACCCTTACACCGATACTCCTATTGAAACGGATGAGGACTTTGAGTTCTATGAACTTCAAGATGAGGTCAAAGCCAATGGCGGAGATCCAAACAAACCTTACGAAGTTGAACAACTCCGTAGAAAGAAACTTGAAGATGCACGCAAACTTGCGGAAGAAAATAAAACTCAACAAGAGAAAGATGAAGAAAGAGCAAACCGAGAAGTCAAGGAATACCTTGATGAAGGTCATACTCAAAAAGAACTTCAAGAATACTGGGCTAATCCAAAATTCCAAGAGTTCTCTTCTGATTTACTTGGTCTAATCCCATTAAAAACTATCATTGCGAAGTTTGATAAGGCGTATCCAAAGGGCAATCCGCAAGCAAAACAAGAAGCTGCGAACAAAATCTCAACTCCTGGAAGTGCTTCTTCACTTGAAGACCAAAAGCCACCTAAATCCGTTAAGGATATGAGTCGAGAAGAATTCGAGCAGTTCTCTAAAGATGTTGCCAGCGGAAAAATCAAAATTTCGTAAAGGAGAAACATTATGGCTTTCACAACAGGTGAATTATCACAAGCTCAAAAAGAGTTTGTACAAAAAGCGGTCATGTATGAACTTGATGCATTGAAGAATGATGTTTTATTCAAATATGCTGAAAAGACAAACTTTGATCCAACCAGTGATGAGTACTCTTGGAGAATGTACAAAGACCTTCCTAAGACCACATCACATTTAATCGAAGGAATCACACCAGATGGTTTGAAGTATTCCTTAGTCGATTTCTCAGTTAAGGTTTACCAAGAAGGTAATTTCGTACCATTAACTGACAAAATGCTCAAATATGGCATTGACAAACAACTCGCCATTTCAGGCAAATTACTCGGAAAGAACGCAAGAACTCGTTTACTTGAACTCTTAGCCGCAGTTGTCTTCAATGGCTTAAACGTCCGTTACGCAGGTGGACAATCTTCACGTTCAGATGTCATCACAAATACCAAAGGTATCTCAATTGCAGATATCAATGCTATTAAAGCTGACTTTGTCCGTAGAGGTGTTGAACCACTCGAAGGCGGAAAATTCGGATTTATTTGTTCCCCAGAAGTAATCGCTGACCTCAAATCACTCGATGGCGTGAACAAATCTTGGATTGATGTTGAAAAATATGGCGATCAATCAGGCATTATCAACGGTGAAGTTGGTACATTCCTTGGTTTCCGTTTCATTGAATCCAACATCGTTCCAGTAAAGAGCACATATGCTCACTTATGTTTAGCATTTGGTAAAGAAGCATTTGGTGTTGTCGCCATTGATGGCGAAGATGCAGCAGGTGGCTTTGATATCATCTACCATGCACCTGGCGAAAGTGGTTCATCTGATCCACTCAACCAAAGAGGTTCATTAGGTTGGAAACATAACGGATTTGGTGCAAGAATCCTCCGTGATGAAGCAATGGTTCGTTATGAATGCTACCACGCATCAGCAGTCGCATCTGCATTAACTGATTCTTCAAGAATTGGCTATCGTGGAGTCTCTGGTGCAATTAGTCCAACATTAACTGCTGGTACTAACACAAGCATTGAAATCACTGGTCAAGTTGCTCCAGGTAACTTAATCAAGATTGAAGTCAAAGCTGCTTCTGGTCACACATTAGCATCTACTAACAAGTGGACAGTTGCTTCCTTCGTTGGCGTTGACATCATTGATGGCACAAAAGATGATGCTGTTATGTATGTCCAAGTCAAGAAAGGTGCATCTGCAGTTACACTCGTTACTGCTAATGCAGCATCCTAATTTAGGACTTGCGATTTAATTGGCTTAAGGGGTTGAGCCATAATCAACCCCACTCTCAAAGAAAGGTGGTTAAAACTTATGGCAGAAAAACAAGAAAAGTATGTTTCTGTTCTTATCCCTGAAGATGCTCTTAACGAATGGGAAAAAGCAAAGACTGTCACTATCAACGGAAAGACTTATTCAATTCCAGTAGGTGAACCAGTTGATGTTCCAGAGTCAGTTGCTGAAGTAGTCAATGATTGGCTCAAAGAAAACAAAGCTCAAAAAGAAGCATACAAAAAAAGACAAAAAGAACTAAAAGAAGAAGAAAATTAGTTCTTACAAAAACTGCCACTTAAATGTGGCACTCTATGGTTCGTTCAAGAAGAGTAAGCAAACCACCGCTTGCATTGGTGCAATTCCAATACGAACCACTAACTTACCAAAAATTTAAGAAAGGAAGACACTATGAGATATGTTGATTTAGTACTCAACTGCATTAAGGAAACATTACATAATGATGATATAACTTTAACAGTTGACAACATTCGTGAAGGCAAGGTTGCAGCCAACTCTGATTATGCAAACCTTTGTTTTAACGTGTCTCTTTCAATCAATAAAGCAATTGCTCGCTTAATCACAGCCGAGAAGATTCCATATAAACACGCTCTTTTAACTCCTGATGCAAGTTCAGATATTTACGATATCTCTCACATCACCGACATTAGAAAGATTCGTTCTATCTACACTATTGATAACGGAAGACCTAACTGGATTGGTTGGTTTGAGATTATGCCAGGACATTTATATCTTGGTTACGGTCTTGACTCCACCATTCACTTTGTCTATGAACGTAAAATCCCTGACTTCACCGAAGCAGACATTGATAGTGAAGATGATTTAGAAGAAAAATATGGTCTTTCAAATGAATTATGTAATTATATTACATATTTTGCTAAATCCGAAATGTTTGAAGAAATTGATCCAGATAGATGCAAACGCTATCTCAACTACTTCGAGCAATTCGTAAGCGAGATTAACAACAAACAACAAATTCCTTATCAAACTGGCGTAAAAGCAAGATTCAAAATTTAGGTGAACGACCATGGCAAATAAGGATAAATTCAAAATCAACTTAGCAAATC